AAAGGAAAGTTCTCAGACTTCTTATGATGAAGAGGCTGACACTGGTCCGACTTTTGATGATGATGACGACGAGGATGAGGCAGAGGCAGAGGTGGAAGCCGAGACGCCTGAACCCGAGCAAGCTCCTGAGCCTGTAAAGAAGAAAAAGAAGAAGGTTGTTCGTCGCAAAAAGAAAGCCGATGCCTAAGCTTAAAATAAAATAAAATATAATATAATACTATAAAATTTAGTCGCTGTTCCCGAGCGGTCAAAGGGGCTCGACTCAAGTTCGAGTGCGTAATGCTTCGCGGGTTCAAATCCCGCCGGCGACATATTAAATTTTTTTATTTTTATTATTCAAAAACTAATTAAATATTTAATTATGTTTAAATTTAATATAATAAATTTATTAATGATTATATTAAACAAATATACTATTTTTATTATTTATATGGTAATCATTTTTCTAATTTTAGGTGTGGTTATATATTTTATCAGAAAATATAAAATTAGAAAAAAAAACAATGAAATTTTACCTTATGATGAAACATTACAAGTAAATCCAATGCGTATTGAAACAGAAAAAATAATTAGATTAATATAAAATTTTTTGATCCATTACAATCTTTTAAAATTACTGTATTTTAAATATATATATATATATATGTATATATATGTTTAAAATTTTGTTAGTTGGTTCTGGCTGGGCAAGTACATCATTTATAAAAAATATAGATACAAATAAATATGATTTATCTGTTGTTTCCCCAACAAAAAATTTTATTTATACACCATTGTTGGCAAATAGTATTATTAATAACAATAATCTAGAAAAAGATATAACCAAAATTAATAATATAAATTTTATTAAAGATTTAGTAGTCGATATTGATTTCTCAAAAAACACTATATACACAAAAAACAAAGAAAAAATAGATTATGATTTCTTGGTTTTGGCACACGGTTCTCAAATTAACACATTTAATATTAAAGGTGTTGAAGAAAACTGTCTTTTTATAAAAACACCAAAAGACACTGAGGTAATTAAAAATAAATTATCCAATCTTCCGCCAAAATCGAAAATAGCTGTGATTGGTTGTAATTTAACAGGTTCAGAAATCGTTGGAAATTTACTGGATTATGATAAATTTAATATATATGCAATTGACGGTGTAGAAAGACCTCTTTCTATATTTAATAAAAATATTAGCGATTATACAGAAAATCTTTGGAGAGAATATGGAGTTAATATGTTAATGAATAATTTTGTTAAAAAAATAGATAATGATTTTATATATTTTAACAATGATAAAATCAATTATGACCTTGCTATTTGGTGCGGTGGAATAAAAAAATCAAGTTTAACAAACTTAATTAATACAAAATTACACTTGGATTGTAGATTTGGAATTCCGGTTAATCATTATTTAAAAGTAAATACAACTCCAAATGTTTTTGCTATGGGAGATTGTGCTTATTCTGGAAATCCGCCAACCGCACAAGTAGCCTATCAGCAAGGAAAATACCTGGCAAATAGATTTAATAATAATTTTAGTGTTGAAAAAAAATTCGATTTTGAAAGCAAAGGTCAAATCGGTTATATTGGTAAAGGTAAAAGCGTGTATCAAACCAAACACTTTTATTTTAAAGGAAAATTAACCGGATATTTAAATGATTTTATACATTTTTATAATCAAATTATTTAATTTATATAATTAAAATATTTTATATAAATTAATTCTCTCTACATATATTTCTGGTCTTTCCCAATTTATATTTCTTATCCATATAACGCATATCACTTGTTATTTTTTCACAGGCTTTTTTATTTTTATTTTTTCTATATATTCTTAAAATATTAAATCTGGCTTTTTTTGCTACCGCAGCTTTTTTTTTAGAACGATTTTTATATTTCATTTCATAACGCACACCTTCATTTATAGCTAAAATACGTTTTTTACGTGTATCTTTTAATCGATAATGATATTTTTTGTTTTTTTTAGATATTTTTCGTAATTTTGGCAATAATTTTTTAGTTTTGTTAGTTTTGTTAGTTTTGTTAGTTTTGTTGGTTTTGTTAGTTTTGTTAGTTTTTTTTGGTTTGCTAGTTTTTTTTGGTTTGTTAGTTTTTTTTGGTTTGTTAGTTTTTTTTTGTTTATTCGATGATTTTTTTAAACTGCCGCCCACATGACCACTATTTTCTTTTGTTTCTCCAGAACTTGAAAATGGAACACTCATATTATTTTGAATATTATTTTCTTTTGTTTCCCCGTCATCCGAACTTGCGTTGATAGGACTCATATCGTCACCAGATACAGATTGAATCAACGAAAGCAAAACCATATCGCTTACATTTTCATTATAAATAGACGCCGATTTTATATTTTCTAATAATTCTGGTGGTTTTTCACTACATTCCCTGTCACCCCAAGTATAGCGAAAATTACCCGTTGTTTCACTACTAAGATTTTTTAATCCCTCTATAAATGTTATCATATAAATACAACGATTATAATATAGGTTATCGGTAAAACTTATATTAACATATTTACTTTCTTGATTATTTTTTATAAAAACGCCTTGATTCGCACTGAAAAAATATCCATTTATCAAACATACGTTTTTCCCGTTTTGTAGAATTTCAAAACATTTTTTAAATAAAAAATGTATTTCTACAGGTAAAGGTTTTAAAGAAAAAAAATTTTTTAATACAACACCTCTTATTATATTAGGTATATCGCATTCAACGAGATCCGATTTATTTTCACAATACGGCGAGTTTAATAAATGTAATATGTGTTGAAACGCGCCTCTATCTTCATTTTCTTCTTGTGTTTGATCAGGTAAATCATATTGATAGTGAATTATATTTTTTAAATTTGGAAAATCATCCTGTAAATCTATAAATAAAGATTCGCTAGCGCGTTGTAAATTTTGATGAATACTTGTATCGGTTCCGGCAATTATTAATAAATTAAATTTTTCATTGCCACATTCCCTTGTTAAACAATCAAAATCGATATCGCTAAAATATCCAATATGTATAATTAAATTAGCTGCTCTAATATTTGATATTCTATTTTCCATATTCATCAAAAATTTAAAATGTTCAAATGTTTTAACTGGAAAAATTTTTCCTCTATCAGTATTTGTATTTGAACTCATAATATATATATATACGTATATAAAATTAAACATAATAAGCTATAAAATTTCCCTTTTTAATTTTTTCTAATTTTTCATTTACTTCAATATACGGAATTAAATAATAATAATATTTACCACTAAGTTTTATAAATAATAAGGAATTATTTTGGTCCGAACTATGATACATGATAATATGATTATTGTATTTCATAAAATAGTTAAATACAGAACAAATTTCATAATCAAACCATTTTCTTTCTTTTTTAAATTTTAAAAATAAACGAATGACCGATTCATATGTGTCGGTTGAATTTTTTATAGACCTTATATTAATAGGTTTTTTTAATAATTTATTTTTAATAAATAAAATTAAATTATTACTTTCCATTTATATAGTAAGAACATATTAGATATTTAAATTAATGGTATTTCTCTCTGATCGTGGTTTTCTTTTTGATTTTTTTGGCATTGACAAATCGGATTCATTTAATTCATTTAAATCTGACGCGCTGATTGTACTTTTGACATCTAAACTGTCTTTCTGAATATTAACGCGTTTCGTTTTAATACCAGATAATAAATCATTAATATTGCTTGGTCCCTTCATTTCCCTTCTGGATGTTCTTTCACTTTTTTTTATCCCAGCAAATTGACCTTCCATATTTTCAGCATCCGCAAAATTAGCTTGTCCTCGTGCCATTCCAATATCAGGTCTTCCTCTATTCATTGGTGGTGGCATTGGTGGTCTACTTCTGTTCATATTTTGAGGAGGACCCGGTGGTGATCCCATTGGCGGTGTCATCTGTGGTCCATTTTTATTATTCATAACGCCTTGCATAAATCCACCAAATCCAGGGTTTTGTTCGCTCATTGAATTAACCGCTGCTTGAGTAAATTGCTGCATTAATTCGGGGTTTTGCCTCATAATATCATCCATGCCTGGAACAGATGATTTAAACATAGTATTAGTCATATGTAACATTGCGGCACTTCCACCAAGCATAAATAACAATTTAATCTCGGGAGCCATTTTCGTTTTACCACCATATTTCTCATGTAATTCTCCAAATACGTCATCGTAATCTTCTAAATTTTCACTTACAGATTCCCCCCAACCATCTAGTTTAATATCAAAAGGATCAAACTTTCCATTTAAAAACTCAATTGCCGAAACAGCGGCCATCATCATCTTTCCCTGAAATTTAACAGAATTAGATTTTTCTTTTTCTGATTTTATCATTTCATATTCTCCTTTCATCTCTGCTAAGGGTGCGTCCATATTATATTTTTTCGTTAATTTAATACCTTTTTTCTCTAAAGTTTCTAGTTTTCTTAAATAAATTAATTTTTGTTTTAAAGTTTCTTCAGTCGACATTTTTGGTTTTTCAGGAACTTTTATGGAAGGATTTACTGGGATTTCATTGAATTTTTTAAAGCCATCCCAAGTTGATTCTTTTCCAGTTTTTGATGTTGCAACACCAATATTCGGCTTATCATTCGTAGGAAGTTCATTAATATTTAATTTAATAGGACCATCAGTTCTTAAATTTGACGATGGTATTTTTTTAAAAAGAGATGGAGTATTTGAAAATGGTTTAGTTGCCTCCTCTTTGCTCATGGTTTTTTCATTTATGTCTAAAGAATTTAATTCAGATAATTTAATATCTGATTTAGGACTGGAGCTCCGTGAGGTTTTCTTGGTATTCATTAACATTTCGGCTCCCGGTCCGAAGTTTACAGATTTTTTGGGTGAAGAACTTAGTGAGGGTAAATTGCTCAACTTGATTGTACCTGGTTCATTTGAACTGGATACTGACAATTTCGGAGAACTCGAAATTGATCCTAAATTAATTATTTCTGGTTCAGTCATTATGATAAAATAAGAACTTAAAATTTTAAGTAAGACGCATAATATATATTATATTTTCACCAATAATTTTGAATTTTCAATGTACCACAATCCTTGTAAAAAAGAATCTGCTAGATCATCTTTTTTTTTATGCTTAGAAAAATGCTCTTGCCATACATCCAAACCATTTAATTCTTCCATTTTTTTTCTTGTAATTTCAATTCCCATTTTTTTTCTTTCATTGTACGTTGTTTTCTTCTTTCCTAAATATTTTTTTAATTTATTTAAAGGCGATATTTCCTCTATTATTGAACAATTTCTCTCTATAAAGTGTTGCATAATCATTCCTTGAAGTGTTTTCATTCTAAGAGCCAATGGTCCTATTTGATTTTCCACTATCACACAATGAATTTCTGTATTTTCTAGTATTTTGTTAAATTTATCTTTTAAACTTCGTCCATATGTTATAAGATTAAATGAGTTTGCGTTATATGTCTCTACAAAATTAAAGAATTTTTCATCAACATGAGAGAGAATCATATCATTAAAATCTTTTTTTAAGGGCTTTTTTTTTTCACTTATTAATTTATATTTATTTACTAATTTTTTTAAACCCGTGATTTTTAATTTTTTTAAATTTTTTTTTTTTAAATTAGTGGGCGGTATAAAAAAATTTTTATTTTTAGCATGAATTTTACAATAAAATTTACCATTTTTATGATATTTTGCTACCTTATCACAAGGCTTATTTGTTTTTGTTTTCCCCATACAAATTTTTTTATTTTCTTCTCTACACAAATTAATAACATCCCATTTTTCTATTGTTAATTTAGAATCGTCCACGATATTAAATAAACAATATGCCAAATGTTTCATTCCCACATCAATACTTAAAATTCTCATATTGTATTAACTGCACACAAATACTTAAATAATAAATTAAATCTATATAATTTAGTAGTTATA